AGATAGCTCTTCAACAAGCTCATCAGTAAATCGAGTTTCATTCATACGCATACTTAAACTTTGTAAGCCATCGTTAGTAATATCATATACACGATCTGCTCTTTGACCTATCTTTGCTGATTGATCAGGATCAACTGAGTTTACAATCTTTGTAAATTCATCTATCTCAGCAATAGTTTTATTTATAGTATTTGCTCTTACATTACCAGCAACAGACTGTAAACCACCAAGCGTACCACCGACAAAGAAAGCCGCACCAAGATTCAAAGCTGATTCTGTTTTCGTTGCAGTCGGATCAAAAAGCTGACGACCAACTTCAATAGGAGCTTGTGTTGCTGTCACACCAAGACCAACACGAAACGCTGATCGAGCAATACCAAGAGTTGGTCCACCAAATGGTAAAGCTACAAGATTCAAAGGATCAAACAATCCAGTTGTTAGTTGCGCCCATATACTTGAGTTTGATAATATTTCTCTGCGTTGTTTCATCTTATCAATCTGAACTTTCATGTCGTTAAGATGATCCATGTTTTTTGCATCTTTCAAATCATTGTAATACTGTTCATACTCTGTACCTTTAATCTCGTTTATGACACTCAGAGAATCATCAACAGCAACATCTCCATACTTAGATTCAAGATACATTGCATTTAAAAATGATTTGTATTGATACCCTAAGTTTGCATTAAGAGTATCAGTCCATGTAGGATTTGCATTATAATCTTGCTGGTATCCCTTATGATATTGGAGAGTAGGAGTTGGTGTATAAAATCTCTCATTAATATTTTTCATTCAACCATTCTTCCATAGTAGTCATCAAGAAACTCAGCAATACTAAACTGCACAACATAAGGTTGTTTGTTTTCATCTTGATCAACAAGATACTTTATCTCTCCCTTATCTGCATACACAACATCGAATACCAAGTTTCGTGCGCCTTGCATCTGATTCAAAGGTGCGCTTAAGTCGAGAAAGGGTGCTTGTGCAGAGCCATATTGCGGTGCAAGCCATATCTTCTTTCTATTTGTTTCCGTTATATCTGCACCTAATCGACCAAGAACTTCTGGAGCATCAAAGAACATACCAGATAATTCTAAACCTAAACCTACCATTGGACTAAATGGACTTGTTCTTTGTATGCGTTCTCTTAGTGAGATATCTCTTTCACCAAGTTCTCCTCGATCATGATTTGTGTTAGTAAGAGTGTAGTTTCCAATTTGAAGTATTTTTCTTTCTACATATTCAAGAAAAGCTTCTCTCATCTCTTGATCTGGCATAAGTCGAGCTAATGCAAATGGTGATCTATATCCACCATCCTTTGAACCATAAGCAAAAACATCCAGCACATAGTCTTCAGTCTTTGGGAAGTGAGTTTTAACTAAACCATCAACCCAGTCTTCAACATCACTTATAGATGGATTCATTTGTCTTTCAACTACTTGCTGATACATGTAAAATGGTAAAGCATTTTTAACTACACGAAAGAAATGTGATCCTCTACCACCAGCATTTGCAATAGACTCAAACCCAGCAAGTTTATTATCAATGTTTGCTACTCTTTTATCATCTGTGTCTGCTTCACCAAATGTTGCGCTATATATTGTTTTATACTGCGCTCCTCTATCTTCTCGTTTGAAGTTACTAAAGTTGCGAAGTATTTGGGAAAGATCATTTGATCCAATGAGTTGCGATGCTCGATAGGCTTCTCTTATAAGAATCATTTTTTCTTTCCCAACAAGATCATCAAGACGATGTACCTCATCAAAGTTACCAGACATATCTGGTTCTGGAGAACTTGCTTTTATTAAAAAGTCAATGATACCATTTATTTCTGATGGCTGTGCTTTACCTTCAAAAACATAATTAACTACTTCTTCAAAGCTCTTAGGTATTATATTCTTTTCAAATACCATACGATCCATTTCTTCTCGTAGTTCTCCACTTTGCATGTCAGCAGAAAAATAAGCTTTCTGTAAATCAATGCCAGGGAATCTACCCTCAAGATAGATATCAGCCGCTTCCTTTTCTTTATCTGTTGGTTGAAAGAATCTATAATCATTACGCTCTCCACTTGGAGTTGTTGGAGCTATACGACTCACAGTCTTTGCAAGTTCAAGTTGTGTCTTATTTACTTTTTGTATTTGATCCGCTCTCCTTGCATCAGCCTCAAGCTTTACAGCAATAGCAGTTCTAAAGTCTTTATCAAATCCAGCAACAACATCTCGTTCCATATTTGCTGGACCAACTGGCTTAAGTTGAGTACTTGAAGTAAGTTGAGCTACAGCCATTTGTCTATCAGTAAAACCTAAGTTTGATGCAACTTTCATTGCACCTCGACCACCACTTCTATACATCTCAGCAAGTGCTAACATCTTTTGTGTATCCGCTGTTCCGTTTTCATATTTAAATTGACTAGCTGAATATGTGGCAATCATATCGGCGGCAACATCGTTGAGATATCCAATAGCCTGAGAAGCTTGTGGTTCAGTAAGAATAGCCTTACTACCAGCTACAGTTTTACCATTTATTTCTTTTGTTGGAATACGTTGAGCATTTATAATCTCATCTTTTGTTTTGCTGATGATGTCAGTAAACCCAGCAATATCGCCAGTGCCAATAGCATTAGATAGATTCCTAGACAACTCAGTATATTGTCTACTACCAACCTTACCTATGTTAAGTAAATCAATCTTTGTTCTTTCAGATTCAGCATCAATAATATCTTCTTGAGATGTTAATACTGCTCCTGATTGACTTGATGCATAAGCATCGATTCTATTATCAGCAACAATTAATCTTTGTAGATTCTGTCTTAATGCTCCTCGCATACCAGCATTATCAATATGCTCCAGCAGTTCAGCATATTCTTTTATCTCAGGAGGCTGTCCATCAAAACTTTTTAGATCGAGTCTACCTCGTCCAGATATCTCAGCATTAACAGCGTATGCAAGTGTTTGTCCTTCAGCAGTCTTGAGATGCTTTCTGAATTTATTCTCAAACTTTGCCATAGCAATATTAGAGATTTTCTTTTCTGTATAGTTAGCACCAGTAGTTGACGCTTGACCAATATTAAAAGAGTTATCTATACGCTGTACAATTTCATTGTGATGTTCATCTTTACCTTGCTTGATAGCTTCAATTGCTTTTCGCACAGTCAACATACTTGAGCCACCAAGTGTGCTTGCTGAGTAACTTAAATCTCTTGCTGTCTCTGCAGTGAGAAGATTGCCAGCTTTCTTTATCTCATTATTAGTTGCATCTATATGAATACTATTTACTAAACCACTTGAATACTTTGTACCTATGTCAGTTATTAATCGACCATACTCCGGTCCAAACGGTGCGGCTAAGTCAGATACAAATGCACCCATAAGGTCACGAACTTTATTTGCTCCAAATGGAAACTTAGTTCTTATCTCAGTTCCATAAGTCTCAATCTTTTGAAGAGCAATCTCTTTCACTCTACGTCTAGCTTCTTGTCTGATTACAGCAGAGCTAGTCATACCAAAACCTTTTGCTGGCAGATCAGCTATTAGCTTATCAACAAGATTTACTGGTCTACCTTCTTCATCTATACCGAACAACTCAGCATCAGATTTAGATGAGATATATTCCAATCCTTTCTTCTCTGCTTCAACTGCCGCAAGTTTAAAAGCTTCATTAGACATTTTGCCTATTGCATTTGCAGTCTCAGCTAAAGAGTTAGCAACAGACATATCTGCTCTTATAACTCCAATAGGGTCACTTCTTACTTGTCTTTTATATTTTACAACCATTAACTACTCTTATAAAAATCTGCCGCGCCTGATGCAAGGGTTGACAATGCACTTATCTGTGAAGCTCTTAGTGCCGCATCCCCAGCTCTCAAAGCACTAAGTTTTCTTAATCGTAACTGCTCTCGTTCAGCAACTCCTTTGAAGTCAATACGCTTTGTATCTTCACCAGCTAATGCTTCCTGAGATTCACGGAAAGCTCTCAGAGAATTATCATCATCTCTATTCATGAAAGCAAACAAAGATTCATTTGTTTCAACAGCATCATCATATTGATCAAGTATATCATTATGCGCTTCCATAGTTTGTATCTTGCGCTGAAATCTTTCTTGCTCAAGCTGTGCGGCTTCCGCTTCTTTCTGCCTTTTTATTTCTTGACCTCTGGCTATTGTTGCACTTGCCGCCAAAGCAGAACCGATTAAACCTAGAAACTGAAACATTAGAATGTAACCTCCGCTATAATTGAATTTACTTGTAATGATAAAGGTGCAGATTGACTAATAGAAACCTGAGGGTCTTTTGAATAACCAAGTAATCTAAACTCTCTTTTCCCTGTTACTGGTGTTCGAGCCTGACTGAGATCATCTGTTACCTGACGTATAATAAGATTATTATTATTTACTGATACAGATAAAGTATTGCTCAAATCTACAATTACTTTATTCATACCTCTTGGCTCACCACTCAAAGGTCCAACTGCTGTCATTGCATCTACTGGATTTGTTTTCAGATTAACATCAAACTTAAATCCTATTTCTGCTGATGAAAGAGAATTGTCCACAGCCGATACATCGATGTTGCCACTAGCCACAGTAAACTGACCAAGATAATGAGTGCCACTGACCACATCGAGGACTGCACCGTTAGCAAAGTCAGAGCTGACGCTGAAGACTCCGTTAGAACCAGAATATGTTTTAGCCATATCAGTATTAAAGCTAGTATCAAACTCACAGAGAATATATTTATTTGTTCCATCTCCCTTATCAAACTTAACTACAGCATACACTCTTGTATCAACTGTGCAAATAGAATGGAATGATCCTTGACTTGTAAACTGTGTCCAGCCATATCGTTGCTCACCTCTATTTGAATTAAACACACCAAGAGTTCCATCAGCATCTACAAGAAAGTAATAGCTTTCAGCACGATCAATACCGCCAGCAAGAGTGCTGGCTTGTATTGGATTCTTAATCAGATGAGAAGCAAGGCTTGATATCGGTTGACCAGTATAAGCATTTTGTCCATCATCAAATAAAAACTCTCTTACAATTTCACCAGATGTTTGCACATACACAGTTGCACCATCAAAGACAAAGGGCTTTACAAAAGCAGAACCAAAAGAAGTTTGTCTTTTAATTGTAGCATTTGTAGGGGTTGTAGGCTTCTCGACAAAAGCTGGTACAATAAATTCATCCGTTGATGTAAAACATTGCAAGTCTCTATTAGACACAAGATGACGTATAGTGTTTACTTCTCCTATTGCCGCAGTAATATCAATAGAGTCATTATCACTGGCATCACCAATATCAAAATTAAAAAACTCATTAGACTTACTAGCCCAAAGACCATCTGGTTGTGATATTGTGCCTCCATACCATAATCTATTCTGATGAAATGTTACAGCTCCAGGATATCCTCTTAGTTCTGAGTATGATTGCTCTGACCAATTCGTAGCTGGCGCATGTGTTTCAAGGAAGGGAGTACCACCACCAGCTACTGAATCATTCGCATTACCACCAGCAGTAAATGTAAATGTATTGTCATCAATGACTTCTGCTACTGTTCTGTTACCATTTAGATTGCTTGCAGATATACCACCAACAGTATTTGCATTTGTAATTGCAAACGCATCACCAGCTGAAAATCCATGATTAACTAACGTCACAGTAACTGTAGCCACACCATTGTCAGTCCGAAAAGAATCAACCTTCAATCTTTTCTTTAGTGTAGCCAAACAGTTTCCAGTTGCTTGAGTTGTAGACTGTACAGATGTAATAGTTATTTCTTGATCGTGATACTTAACAGTAATACCAACATGTTTTGAATCAGGAAAATTACCTCCTGATTGTGATCCAGTTGTATCCCAATATGGTGCGCTTGTTGTAAGCGTTATGCCATTACCAGAACTAGCAGAAGGATCGAGAGTAACACCTAGATCTTGAAACTGAAAGTATGGTTGATATATCTTTGCACCAGCAGATTGTGTATCAAATGTTTTTGTCTCCATTTGAAATGAAGTAAGTCCAGTACGCACCAACTTGCGAACCATAAACGTCTGATGTGCAATAAACATAACATCACCGGATTGTGCATACGTAACTTCATGCATATTCAAATTAGTTATAGGTATAGTAGCACCACTTGAATCTGCTGTAAGAGTTGCCGCTAAACTAACTGCATTATTTGTATCAATCTGAAAGACTCTTATTTTTTGATGCTCAAGAGAAACAATATATCTCTCATCATCTGAAAATATAAAAGGTACAAGTCTATGTTGCTGAGTCTTAGAAGTGTCTATGCTTGTATCAAATTCAAATATCTTAGAAAGACCAGCTCTTTTTATTAATCCACCCTCTGCTCTCAAGAAGAAGTTCTCAATCTTTTGTGCAGAAGCGGTGTAAACTTTTGTATCTGTTCTAGATATAAGACTAGGACTTATCTCTCCAAACTGGAAATTCGTGACGGATACTTTTGCTTTCTGCATTAGCTTCTCCTAAATGCACTGAATCTAGTTTGTGGGATCACCCTAGTTGTTTGTTGTTGTGAATCAATGTTTCGTGCTTTGAGCATTGCACGATCTGCCATTTGTGTCATCAGTTGCATTAAGCTTCCATCTCTTGCAATAGAAGTAGCAAACGCTGAAGCAAGTGCATACTCAAGAGCAACAGTAAAATAACTTGGGAAGTCTTCTTCCCTTGCTCTAAATGTATAGTCAGCAATCACAGAATCTTGCGTAGATGTATCAGCAAAAACCATATCACCATATATCTGATACTGAACAAGAGAATCATTTACAGTAATTGCATGAACAATAAGTGTCTCTGAAGGAAGTTGATATGCTAAGTCATATCGACCAGTAGGTGCATCAGTAAGTCTATTCAATACAGCTTGGTCTGATGCAAACCTCCAGCGTGTATTAGATAATGCACTACGGCAGATATCTTCATAGAGACTCGAAGCAACTAATGATTCTGTTGTACCATCAGTAAACGAGGTTATCGGTTCAGCTCCTATCAAGATAAGAGCGCGACTCGATATATCTATTGCACTATCTGCCGCAGTTGAAGTCATTAGTCGCCGTCTGTTTCAGCAATAGCTGTACCATCAGATACATCTACTACAGTCCCAGTATTTGACAAAACAGTCACAAAATGAGTCGTAGGAGTGTTTGTATCAGCAACAAGAATAACATCTCTAACAGCTAGCATGTTCGCCGCATCATTAAAATAACCAGCAGTATTTACAGCTCCAATAGCGTCTGTAGTTGTATAAGCCCACAAGTTTAAATTTGATGCACCAGCTAATCGAGATAATCCACTAGCACTATAAGCCATGTCAATACCTCCTATGAGTTGTTGTCTAAGACTTCATAAATACCATTGTCATCAATGACAGTAGCACCCATGGACATCATAGACGTTGCAAGATGTGATGCTCGTTCAGCAACATAGTTAAGTTCTGTCTGAACATCAGAGTTAATACCAAGACCTACGGCTGTTGTATGGTATGCCATATTCTTACCAGCAGTAATTGCGGCAGTTGAGAATATGTTGAAGCCTAAAAATTGCTTCATTGTCATACCACCAGCAAATGGAAGATTCTGCTCACCCACAAAATCAGATGATGCAAACTCTGTTATATTAAACAGATCAGCAAAACCCTTTGGGTGCATTGCAAGATATCTACCACCATCCTCAGGGATGTTAGCAGTACCGAAGGTTTCAAAGAGTGACAACAAGTCAGCCTTCTCAACAGCACTACTTGTGTCATGTATCTGAGTTGAGTTTGCACCAGCATCCATTGCTGTATACAAAATCTCATCAGTCTTACGACCAAGAGCCGCCGCCGCTGAAGTCGCAACTGCTTGTCTCTCATTGATATTTATTTTTAGCTCATCTCCATTGGAGTCACAAGACCATTTCTGGACTTGGTACTCGCACTACCAGTTCCAATCTTCTGGAAACGTACAACGCTACCAGTCACATTGTTTGCCATACGCACAGTGTTCCGTAGCTTAGAACCCATACGCTGATAAGCAAGGTGAACTTCAGATTCGAACTGCTTAATAAAGGCTGTGTCAATTGTACTTGCCATTATTAGCTCCATCAAAGTTAAAGTTTCAATTACGTTTCAGATTATCCTTTGCAATTTTCAACGAAGTTGTCCGTAGAGGGCTTCTCTAATGCAGTACGGGTCTTTCACTTAATCTATTATTAGACTCAAATTTATTTAAATTGCAATAGAAAACT